TTAACCCAACACTTCGCAATCCTGATTTGCCCAGCTGCGCCAGGCGCTGATCGTGGTTTGCTGATCCTGATTGAATTGCACATGGGTCAGCGTGCCGCGCTGGTTCTGCAGCACGCCGGTGACGTGTCGCGTTACACCGAAACGGCGCAGCACGTCTCCCTGCTGTGGTTGCTTGCGCGGGTCGCGGCTCATGCCACGCTGCCTGCCGTTGATTGCTGTGCCTGGACGGCTTTCTTCAGGCTCTGGTACAGATCGGCGTGGCTTTTCTTCAGGTACTCCATCACGGCCAGGTCGGTGTTGTTCACCTTGGCCAGATCGATCTGCTCGACGTGCACCAGGCGTACCAGCTCGCGGACGGCTTTGGGCATGTTGCGGCCTGATTCGTAGCGAGAGCCGCCGGACTGGGTAACGCCGACGCGGCTCCAGAATTCACTCTGGTTCAGGCCAAGGTTGTGACGGATCTCGCGAGGGTCGGCGATGGTGGCAAAGTTCATGGTGTTCTCCTGTTGTTAGGTGCGTTGTTCCAGTCGGAAGGTGAATGCGTCGATCGTGGCACCCTCCGGCGGGTTGATCAGATATTTGCCCTGGTTGTTGATGACGATGTGGCCGGTGGCCTCTATCGCCGGCACGGCATGCTCGATGCTGTTGACGACGATCAGCGGCGCGTAGGCTGTCAATGGCCAGCTGGGCGGCACAGCGACCGCTGGCACGCCGCAGAGCGACAGATGGCCTACTAGCTGGTCTGCGCGGTCAAAGTCCTTCCTGTGGGCTGCTAGCGTGGCTACAGCGTGGGCGAACTGCTCGCCCAGCCGGATCAGGGTGTCGACATGTAGCGTGTTCATTTCGCAATCCAGTCAGCCAAGGTCAGCAGGGCGATGAACGCGGCGCAGGTGCCCATACCGCGTGCAAATGCTTTTTCCATGGCCAGCAGATCCTGCTTAAGTTCCGTGCGCATCACGCCACCTTTCCGGCCGGCTGCGGCCGCGGGAGCTTGCGCACCTCGTGCACCGGCAGGCCAAGCATGCCCCAGCCGATGAAGCGCAGACTGTAACCCCGCTCGCGGAACTGCTCTGCCAGCGCCTCCGGCACATGGCCGATCAGGGTTTCTTTGAAAGACGGTTGCATCATTGCTCTCCCTGTTTTCCTTGCTTCAAGGACATGCCCAGACAGGCGTGCTGCCCGCACTTGGCGTCAAAATTTCCAGGCATGAGACGGCTGGCCGGCGCGCCGCCACGATCTGGCGATATTCACCGCGAGCAGGCTGCTCATTCGTCAGGCTCTGCGCTGTGGGCGCCTTGATTCGCACGGCGCGCTTGTTCCACTCGGCATGGCTAAGGCCGGGCAGGCAGCACAGCAGTAACAGCAGGCAAATTCGAGACATGGTGCTCTCCAATGCTTCAAGTCCATTTGCATATAGAATGGGTGCTCCATCATGCAAAAAGGAATTGGTTATGGAAAAAGACTATCCAAACATTACGGTGGGCCAGTTGAAGCTGCACCTTGAAAGCTACGACGACGATATGGAGCTGTACTTTGGTGGGCTTGACTTCTACCGGCTGAAGCAACGCGGAACCAACCTGGTTCAGGTTGAGTTCAACCAGCTGGTTTATCGCAACGAAGCAGGGCACGTGGTGGTTGATAACCTTGAATAATTGCTGAGGCAGCAATGGCCGCGCGCTTTCGTTTCATCAGCGCGTGGCTTTCATGGAGCAAGCCATCAACATAGCGTTTGAAGCCAAAGGTCTTGTCTTGGTGCGCTTCAATAACCCAGATGTCGCTCCCGGTTATTTGAATGGTGCGACCATCTGGTGTTTGGTAATACAGGCCTGGCGTTTTCACAGTCTTTCTCCTTTGAATGTGCGTGCGGTGTAAGTCTCAGCCCCCTTCGGCGCGGCGCGGTGATGCGTGCACGGCATGGGCGAGGGCGGGTGGGGTTGGCTAGTCCACCACCGCGCGGCGCAGTGAGGCGCAGCGTTTGCCCAGGCTGAAGGGGTGTTAGTCGGTTGGTTAATAACTTTGGTTAACTTGGCGTCATTATAGCCATGAGGATTATTTTGTAAATAACCGTTGTTATTTTTGTGGTGGTGCGATGTGGCAAAAGTGTCACGCCGGCGTTGAGGGGGCTGGTAGTCGGACTGCTATTCGTGGGTCAGGCTTGTGGGTTGAGGTGTGACTTATCGATTAACATGCCAATTAACTACTCAAGCGATAGGGTAACAACGTGGGCAAGCCAACTTACCGTCGTAGGCGGAGGCGTTCTTCCAGTGCAAGCAGCATCCAGCAGCCATCCAGCCTTCTCTATCAGGTCAAGCTGTGGGCCGTGCTGACTGCCATCATCGCGCCTAGTGCCTTTCTTATCGGGACGTACTACTACGAAGGCTATGTGGAGGCGTTTGGCGTTCGGGTAGAGGACTTGCCGGTAAGCACGTCTGTCCTCTATGTGCATGCATACAAACTGGTTGGCATCTTCCTGCTCAAGGTGGTAGAGGCCTTGGTGAGCTTTGTTGACTGGAAGCAGCCCTTGTTGATGCTTTCATACGTAATAGGTGGTGGTGTGCTGCTGTATCTCTTGCTACAGCTGATCCGCTGGTTGGCAAACTTGCCTCACCATCATCTGCTTAACCGATTCGTGCGATGGCTTCACCCGAGTAAGAATGATGTAACGCTTGTATCAATCATGACGGTGGCGATTTCCTATGCGGCTGCGTTGCTTTTTACCGCAGTCGGTGCCATGGCTCTGTTTTGGTGGCAAATCCCCCTGTCTGCATCGAAGCAAGGTCGTGACGATGCTCAGGAAAAAATATCGGATTTCAATGCGTTAGGGTGTCACCGCCAAACCATCGATGGCTGGGGAAATTGCGCCAAGATTACGGATGCGAAGGGCAAGGTACTGTATGAGGGGGTTTTGGTTGGCAGCACCGATAAAAATATCGTTCTGTACACGGCACAGGGCGCAAAGGTTATGCCGCGCAAGAATGACTGGTATTTGCTGCACGAGCGCACCAGCCCCGGCAAGGGCACGAAGCCCGATGTGAAATAGAAAAAGCCGGACAGCCCTCGCTGTCCGGCTTTTTTGCGTTTGGAGCAGCAGGCCAGCCGTCCAGGTTGGCCGCTGTCATGCTGCCGGCAGTGAAGGTTCCGTTTGCATCCTCCCGGTGGCCAGCAGGATGTCGTCAGCCTTTTTTGGCATGCATCGCCCGCAAGGCCTGCTCTGTGACATCGATGTCGCCATGCGGGTAAAGGTTTGTCAGTAGGAAAGACATGGCGTGGACTGGAAAGCCGACCCGAACCTTGCCCTTGGGCGTATCCGATACCAGAAACCCCTCAGTGACCAGCTGGCCGAGTACGGTACGTGCTGTGCGTTCGCTCAAGCCGGTTAGCCGTGCGGCTTCGCCACGCTCAAACTCGCCCATGGTGAAGGCATGCATGTACAGATAGGCTGATTCCGGCCGCAGCATGTTGCTGCGAATTTGTCGGAAGTACTTGTCTACTCTGGCTCCGAAGCTATCCAGATCGAACATGCTGGCCATGAATCTGGCCTGATCAATGCCCATCTGCAGGCCAAAGTGGCAGAACTCCGCCAGCCCGCGTTCGGTCAGGTTGCCGCGGCCATCCAGATCGCCATGGCGTGGCTCGTCTGCCTGGGCCAGCAGTGATTTGTAGGTGTCGGCCTGCTTGGCCAAGCCGCGAGACATTGACCATAGCGAAGTGCCGTTCACACCACAGGCTCTGAGCATGGCATCCAGCGTGATGCGCGCAACGCGGCCATTACCATCCGCAAACGGGTGAATCCACACCAGACGATGGTGGGCGGCTAATGTGGCAACAATGCTGGTCAGCCGGGAAATGCCGCCCTTGTCTGCCCATGCCAGCCGCCGGCCGTACACCTCGGTATAGCGGCTCAGGAACACGCCGAGGTGTTCGCTCTTTGGTGGCACGTGGCGCCCGACTCGCACTTCACGCTGACGGAATTCGCCCGGCGTCATCACCGAGCCATCTTCCAGGATGAGCATTATGGTGGGCAGGTGATCACAAAATAGCCGGTGAGTCTCCTGCAGGAAGAAAGGCAGATTGTGTTGTGTCAGCTGCCAGCTTCTCGCCCAGCGATCCGCCACGATATGCGCACGTGCCAGGCTCTGGTGATCTTTGTCTGCACCAAAGCGCGCCGTGTCCTGAATGGCCTTATCGATATCAATCGGCAAAGTCTTGTGGCCTTCGATCAGGTTGCTGTAATAGCAGTTCATTCCTGAAACCAGCTCCGCCAGCCCGCGCGCGGTTTGCTTGTGGATCTTGGCATCAAGCCGTTCCGATTCCAGGCACAGATCATGCGCCAACCCCACCAGCTCGCCGAACAGCGGGCGTGAGTCTTCGATCACCATGGGTTCCATTTGTGATGGATGGTCGTAAAATTCCAGTTTTCCTTCGGTCATTTGCCGATCTTTCTGCCGATATTTAGACGAGTATAAACTAGTATCAACAATGGTTTACTGATGAAGTCTTGATGGCTAAGACGAAATATTGCCGATCTTTCTGCCGATGTTTGATCGAAAAAGCCGAACAGCCCTCGCTGTCCGGCTTTTTGCATATGGCGCGGAGCTTCAGCCGGCCAGGCGATTCGCCGCGGCAGTGAGGATGGCTGCCAGTTCGGCTCGTGTCCAGATTTCGTCGCGTGCCGCGATGCGGGCGGCCAGCTCTTCGCGGCGGACGACGAAGGCATCCAGTGGTACCGGCTCGGACTGGATGTTGCCGTGGCGGTCTGTGCTTAGCAGCAGGCGGCGGCCATCAGGGGGCGTGGCCAAGGTTGGCCGCGCGGAGTAGGGCTGTGCCGGGGCAGGGGCTGCGGTGTACAGATAGCGCCGAACGGCGGGCATGGCCTGGGTGGCGAAGGTGAGCGAGATGCATTGTGCCAGCTGTAGCGCGCCGGCCTCTGTCCAGACGGTGAGGGAGGGCTGGTTGCGTGATGGCGTATCGGGGGAGCTGCGATTATCGAGGCGGAAGTGGCGTTGCGTTTCGCCGGTGAGCTGGAAGTAGTGGGTGTTTTCGAGTAGGTGAGAGGCGTGTTGGCGACTGTAGTTCTGGATGGTGCTGGTAGTCAGGCCAAAGCATGCGGCCAACCTTCGCACAGTCAGTACCGCTTGGCCGTTAAATTTCGTTACATCCGAAGACAGTTGCGATGACGACACAATATAATCGGTGGAATTATGCTTTTGCGTTAGCACATCGAGTACCCAGCGACGGAATGCCTTTGCCTGATCGGTTTTGGCCAGCATGCCAAGAAGGTGAGCGCCGCGCAGCGAGAAGATCCGTACCGACTGCTTGCCGCCGGCTGTATCCAGCTCAACCAATGCGGTCATGTCGTCACTGAACTCATCTGCATTTCGTTCGAAAAGTTTTGGAATGTCAGCGGATGGATTTTTGTAGCCCAAGGCACTTCCAATTTGGAAGCCCCTTAACCAAGGTTGGCCGCAATGGTCTGTGATATCGAATGTGATGTTCTGAAAAACAAGGGATTGAGCAGCCATGATGGCCTCCGGGATAACGGTATATTTACCGCCACCCTCGTCGCCAAACGGGGGTGGCAGACCGAACGGGGTTGGCGAACCGGCTCCACGGACACCGGCAGACCCAAAGGTCTCCCCGCCGGCCCGCCATAGAAGGCGCGCACAAGCGCAGGAACAAAAACAGCCGCATGGGCAGCTTTTGTTCGCCATGGAATTTCAGGTCGCCAAACCTGTGACCCGTGATTGAACGGGATGAAATTATCTTAAATTGTGAAACGGTTTGCGTCAAGGTTTGCTGCTAGAGGGGCGGTGTGACATGTCTGAATTTTATGATTTTCATTTGGAAAAGCTTGGAGAGATATTTAAAAGCATTCATGAAAAAATTTGCGAAATTGAAGATTTTATTGATAATTATCCTGCGGATGTAAAAGGTGGATTTGAGTTATACGCGAAAAACCATCAAGACTATTTTCATTCACTTGATGCTAACGCAACTGATGACGTTATATTTGATATTGCCAGAAAAAATTATTACTCCGTAATAAAGCTTTTAAAGCTTTTAAGAAAAAATCACAATAATAATAACAGTGCAAGCCATTTAAGAGTTTTTGATTTTGTGTATTTGGAATCGCTGGCTACTGAAGCGGGGAAAATAATTAATTTATCAAAAAAGAAAACTGTGCTAAATGATTTTTACAATGAAAGGATTGATGAGTTAAGTGGTTTGAAGTCAAAAATTTTTGCTGTGAGTAGTGATCTCAACTCGTTTTCTGATAGATTGAATAGCGAAAAAAATGAGTTGCAAAAAAACTTATCATCCTTGAATGATAAAATTGAAAGCTTGAACTTGTCAGTGATAAATGCCGAGGCTAGGGGTGAGGGCATCTATCAAGCAGCAGTCCAAAAGTTCAAAGAAAAGGAAGATCAAGTTAACGAAATGCTTGATGTTTTGTCGCAAAGGGCGATAGCTGGCAGCTATGAGAATAGTGCCGCGGAAGAGAAAAAAACCGCAGATGCCATGAGAAATGGGTCTGTCGCTTTGATGCTGGCAGTGGTAGTAATTGTTGCAGTTGCTTTTTTTGAAACGACTAGCAATGATTTCAAATGGGAGAACTCGCTATTTCGAGTGACATTGGCATTGTTACTATCAGTGCCCGCCGGATATTTGGCTAGGGAGTCTGCAAAACATCGAGAACAGCAGTATAGCCATCTGCAAACATCACTAAGTTTAAAAGCGCTGAGTCCATATTTGGCGACATTGCCAGAAGAGCAGCAGCATAAGATTAAAATAGAAATGGCAGATAGGATATTTGCGCAACGTGATTTTTCAATGGTTTCAAAAGATTCGTTTCCAATTAATATGCAAGAGTTAGCAATGGCAATAGTTAATAAATTGGATGCAAAAAATATTGTCAAGCCTACCTCTGTTGATAAAAATAATTAATTGATAATATTTGAATTGTTTGCGAGGGTTGGATATGAGTTCTTCTTTTAAGGACGCAATGGATGGGACTGCTTGGGAAAATTATTGCGAGAAAATATTAAGGATACACTATGGTGTTAGATCCTTTACTTCTGTTCCTCATGCTGATAGTGGTGATCATGGGCTAGAGTTTTTTGCGGATGATGGGACATTATTCCAATGCTACTTTCCAGATCCTTCGTGTAGCATGGAAGATCACAAGCAGAGGGTGAAAAATAAAATCAATGAAGATCTTAATAAATTAATTAAAAATGAAAGTGGAATAAGCTTGTTGCTTGATGGCTTGGTTATTACACAGTGGTTATTGTTGGTTCCTAATGTGCGCAGTAAGGACTTGATAAGTTATTGCAACACAAAAACAAAGACATTCTTAAAAAAAGCACCATCATTTATAAATAAAGGTAATTTTAAAGTTAGAATTGAAAGTGACGATGCTTATCCTTTGGAGAAGCATAAGGCTAGAATGCTTATCGAAAGTGCAATTGACTTCCCTGTACGCGAGATCACCCAAGAAGAAAAAGATCAGTGGAAGTCTATAAATACTAATTTTCATAACAATTTAATTAGAAAGTGTGGGAAAATTGCACCATCCCCTGGTGCTATGGTTGATAGCTTGATCGGTGACTATCTGGTGTTAGAGGATTTGATTGTGGCATACCGAGAAGAGTTTCCAGAGTTGCATAAGGAGATCTCAGATATGGTTGCTGCTAATTTGAATATATTAAAAACAAATGCGTTGTTTTCCAAAGAAGACCCTGCAGAGCTTGTAATGGATTTGCTAAAAAAGAATAGGGCTAATGTCAGTAGTTTGAGACAAAAAATATCCATGCAGAATTCCGAGAAATTCTCAATTGGCTTTGTTTCAAAATGGATTGCTGAATGTAAAATGGATTTTATATTGTCATGAATGATATGAATGGTAGTGTTCGAATTGTAATCAGTGATGCTGGTTATGAGGTGCCAATTGAGAATCGGCCACTATGGCGATTGTTGATGTTATGTTTGTGTATGAAGTTATTAAGTTCGGATGGTGTCGGCCTGCCAACAGCAAAAATAAGAGCGGGCAGTTGGATGGTTTTAAGACCAGCTAGATGGCATGAATATAAGGATTTTCTTTTTGGGTATTCTGACGAATCACCTAAAGTGATGCCTGATAGTAATGTTGATAGGGCTATTCAGATTGGTATCGCAAAAGGCTACTTTTCTATGTCCAATAGTGGGCGTGTTGAGTTGATGTCAATGGGGCAGTCCTTGGTCGAATTGGCTGAACAAGCTGATGTGGCATCGGCTGAGCGAGAGTTTTTGCAAGACATAAAATCTAAACTAACCGATAAAGTGGTTAAATTTATTATCTGGGGGTGATATGCTGGGGTTGAAATTGCTGAAGCTTTCAATAAACGTGATTACGAAAGATAAGAATTTTTCTGTAAGCATTCCGTTTAATGATGGGTTGAATGTTATTCGTGCTGAGAACTCCTCTGGTAAGTCTACCTTTGTTAATTCGATTGCGTATGCGCTAGGGTTGGAGTCTATATTGGGGCCTGGCAGACGAGCGCCGTTCCCTGCTGCAATTACAAATGCGATTTTTTTGAATAAGAACAAGAATAACAATAATGAACAAGGTTTTTTTGTTGTTGGGTCATTTGTTGACTTGGAAGTATCCAATAAAAACGGTGATATTGTTTGTTTGCGACGAGAGGTGAAGGGTAATCCGGATAAAATAACGGTTGTTTCTAAAGGTGAGGCTCAAGATTTTTTCTTGAAGTCGGCAGGGTCAGTTGGTTCTGCTATTAGTGAGCTGGGTTTTCATAACTGGTTGGCAAAATTTATTGGTTGGAATTTGCCAATGGTCCCAAGGTTCGATGGCAGTCTTGCACCTTTGTATTTGGAATGCATTTTTCCATTGTTTTTTATCGAGCAAAAAAGGGGGTGGTCTGAAATACAAGCCAATGCGCCACTTTACTATAAGATAAAAAATCTTAAAAAAACTGCACTTGAGTTTTGTCTTGGTGTTTCTGATTTTAGTCGTCGCGGCGATGTTGAAAAATACAAAGTTGCAATAAGGCAACTTGAAATTCAGTGGGAAGGCATTAAGTCATCATTTGAGACATTGGGTGAGTTAAATGGCCTGTTGGTGAATTTTGATTGCGATATAGATTCTGAAGATTATGTTCGTCTAGGTGTTTTATATCATGTTAGCAATGGAGATAGGGTTACGGTCGGAGATTATTTATCAAACTTGCAGAGAAGAATCAGGAAGATTGATCAAGATTTGCAAGGCTGGAGTTTTGGGCATGAATTGGAAGCCGCCATATCAGAGCGTCAGCTAATATCAGAAAAAATATTTGCACTCTCAGAAAAAAACAACAACATCGAAGCTACGAGTAAAAAAATAAATAGGAAACTTGTTTCTCTCGAAAATGATCTTGATCGATATAAGCAGCTTCGTCGATTGATTAGTGTTGGCGCTAAAAATGGCATTAATATTGAGACGAAAAACTGTCCAGTATGTGACACCAAGTTGCAAGAGAGCTTTACACCAGTTGAAGATGGTTATGAACCGATGACCATAGATCAAAATATTGCATACTTGGAAGACCAGAAGAAATTCTATGATGCTATCAATAGTCGCAATAATGAAGAGTTGAGGGCTGGCATTGTTCAAGGGCGGTCAATGCAAAGTGAATTGGAGAGAGTGGAGGTTTTAATTGGTTCGTTTAAAGATGAAGAGAGAAAGTATTTAGATGCTTTTGGAAATGAAATCAAAGAGGTTGCTGAATTAAGATTCTTAGAAAGAGATTTTCAGAAAATAATTTCACAACGAGACAAGTTAAATGCCAGTGCTGAGGTGATTTTTAAAGAGCATTATTTAAAATCTGAATCGCTTGAAATTGCAATGAAGTCTGATTTGGGTGGGGTCTCAAAAGAAATTTTTGACGCATTGAAGTCGCGCTTAATAGCCAACCTGCAAGATTTTTCATATAAAAATATGAACATTCATGCCCTGGATATCTCCAGTCAAACTTTTCGTCCTGAATTGGATGGTTTTGATATTGTGGCTGATATTTCTGCGAGTGACTCTATTAGAATTATTTGGGCATATACGCTGGCATTGATGGAGCTTGGTGTGGAGTTTGATGCGGTTAAGCATGGGGGGTTTGTCGTTTTTGACGAGCCTAGACAGCATGAAGCAAGCCATGAAAGTTTCATCGCGCTGCTGAAAAAATCAAAAGAAAAATTTTCAGAAAAAGGACAGGTTATTATTGCTACTAGTATTCCTGTTGCTGATATGGCTGTTTTAGGTTTGGATGAAAGTTGCCTTACTGTTTTCAATGACGGCGAGTATATGATTCAGTAGTGATGTTGAATTATATGATGTAAAAAAGCCCACTCAACCGAGTGGGCTTTTTTGCGTCTGGCCATCGGCTTACACGCCGCCGCTGACGGCCACCACACGGCCAATGATGCGTAGCAGGTGCAGGTGCTCTGGCGGTACCACCTTGTCAGGGTAGATGCGCTTGTTGTCGTTGTCGCTGACGATACGGATGCCGCCGCCGACTTCCTTGAACAGACGTTTGATGAAGAGCTGTTCTTCCAGGGCGATGGCGTAGACTTTGCCGTCGATGATGTGGCCGTTCTGGCTGTAGTCGACAACGATGCTGTCGCCGTCGAGCAGGCGCGGTTCCATGCTGTCGCCACTGACGACCATGGTGGCGGCGGTGTCGGGGTTGATGTTCATGCGATCGGCCCAGCGGCGAGTGTAGGCCTGCCGCTGACCTTTTTCATCGACGTGCCAGACCAGCGAGCCGCCGCCGGCGGAGAGTTTGATGTCGATGGCCGGCAGGAAGATGTATTCGTCCTGCGGGAGCTGGTCTTCGTTGTCCCAGACGGTGATGTGCCGTATGCCTGCATTGCCCTGGCTGCCGGTGAGTGGCTGGCTGGCGGGGTCTTTTTGCAGGTGGACGTCGCCGTTGCTGAGCTGTTCGGCGGTCAGGCCGAGTGCCTTGGCGATTTCGAGGATTTTGCGCGTGGTGCCGCCGGCCTCGATTTTTTGCAGGCCGGGCTGGCTGATCGGCACTTTGGCCGCCAGCTCTGCTTGTGTCATGCCGCGCAGTTCGCGCGCCAGTTTGATGTGTTCGCCAAGTCGTGTCATTTCTGCAGCTTATTCCTGAGGTTATTTATCGTCAAACAACATTGGGCATTGCCGTTTAGATAACTTTGGGTATAATCGCGGCCATGGATACTCGTTCAGTTATCACGGCATGGGTGAAGTCGGTTGGTGGCCAATCTGCTGCCGCCCGGCTGATCGGCATTTCGCAGCCTGCGCTTTGCAAGATTCTTCGTGGCAAGTGCCGGGTGTCGCCGGCGCTTGCGGTGCTAATTGAGCTGCATTCGGGGATTTCCTGCGAGGTGTTGTCGCCGGATTTCCCTTGGCAGTCCGCCGCTGTTCTGGTGTGTGGCCATGCCGGTGGTGTTGAAGCCTTGCCCGATCTGGTGCGGGTGAGGGCTGCCCGGTTTCCCGAGCAGCTGTCTCTTTCAAGTTTTCAAGCCAATGCCCCTGATGGCTTGGGTTTGCCCGGCTGAGCCGGGCGTTTTTTATTTGTTTGATCTGGCTGTGAGTCTAGGTGCGGGGTTGCCGCGTCGTCCACGGTCGTTTTGGCGGGAGTCGATCATGTCTGTTTTGGATGTTGCTCATTCTGTGGTGCATGACTATCCGGGCGGTGCGGAGGCATTGGCTGTCCGGCTGGGCATGGCGGCTTCGACGTTGCGCAGCCAGGTGAATCCGAATATCCCGACGCATGTGTTGGGGTTGTTGTCTGCAGTACGGATCAGCCAGTTGTCGGGTGATTTCCGAGTGCTGTTTTCGTTTGCGAGCGAGTGCGGTTTTGTGTGTATGCCTTGCGATGGTTCGATTTCGGAGGTGTCGCCGCTGATGGGGTTGTCGTCGCTGATGGAGGCGCATGGTGATGTGGGCGTCCAGGTGGCGTCTGCGCTGGCAGATGGCCGGATCAGTGCGTCGGAGATGGATGCGATCGAGGATGCGATTGCGGCCAACGTTACGCGTTTGCATGCGCTGGCGGGTGCGCTGCGCGCGGCGCGTCGCCGGGGTGTGTGTCATGCGCCGGCCTGATCCGGTGTTGCAGGTGTTGCAGCGTAAGGCTTATCGGGTGCGTTGTGCGCATCCCGATGATCGGCATGCGGCCGGCGCTGCTTTGTTAAAGACGTTGATCCGTTTGCTGGATAGCAAGGTTGGCCGCAATGACTCTGGTGGTGTTGGAGTGGCTGCAGGAGAGCGGCCGTTTGCCAAGTGATGCGACGTTTTTGGCGGCGTTGTCCGCTGCGGGTTGGCTGGAGTTGCAGCGCCGCGAGGAGCGTCGGTTGAGGTCGCTGTATGGGGATGACTATATGGCGGCGCTGGGGCTGCGTTTGCAGGCGTTGGGGTTGGATTTGGCTGTTCGCCGGGTGGCGACGCGGCCTTTTGTTCGGGGTGGGTGATGCCTTCTATTGTGTTGACGGATGCTGAGTGGGATTGCCTGGCGGGTGAGCCGGGGGATCTGCTTAAGCTGTATGTGGGGCTGCGCCGCCGGATGGATTTTGCGTCCGGTGTGGTGGGCTTGGTGACGCGTCTGAAGGAGCAGGTGTTCCGTGACTTGCTGACGGTGGATGCGGTGCGTGGCCGGCATACGCCGCCGCCGGTGACGCGCAAGCGTTGGCGGGCTGCGATTGCGCGGTTGTGTTCGCTGGGCTTGCTGGTGGACTGCGGGAACTTCGTTTTCGAGTTGCCTTGCGCGTTGACGGATAAGCTTGTCCAAAACATGAGGGGCCAATCTGGGGCCAATGAGCGTACGGCTGGCGGTGGTGTTCAGCGGCCGGTTTCGAATGGCTGGAAAGCCAGTGCTGGTAAGGTTTTGGAGGTTGCGGCCAACGTTGCGGTTGAGGGTGGTGCCGGGGTGATGGTTGACGGTGGTGCTGCTGATGAGGGGCACACTTCCGCTTGTCCGGTTATCCGTAAAAAGCGTGAGTGTGTTGGCGGCAAGGCTGGTGCTGTGTCGCGGCCTGCGGCGCGTGGCTCTCGCGTGCCGGTGGATTTTGTGGCCGATGAGCAGGCGGTGGCGTTGGCTAAGGGCTATGGGCTGGATGTGGCGACGGAGCAGGTGGGCTTTGTGTCGTATTACCTGGGCTGCAGCAGGCCGGTGTTGTCGCCGGATTGGCAGGCGAGGTTCCGCAAGTGGTTGGTGAATGCGGTGCAGTTCCGGGCGGCTTCTGGCAGCCGTGCGCCTGCGAAGGGTTTGGCGCCTGCGGCGCGGTCTGCAGGGGTGTCAAATGGCCGGCCTTGGTTTCTGACGGCGAAGGGGATCGAGCTGAAGGCGCAGGAGCTGGGCTTTGCGCCGCCTCCGGGGGTGCCTCTTGGGCTGTGGAAGCAGGAGGTGTTTTCGCTGGCTGGTTTGTCTGCGGAGGAGTATCGCCGCGGGGTGGTGGATTTCGCGTAGGTGTTGGTTGTGGTGCGCTGAGCAGGCCCACAGAGGCCGCCGCGCTTTGGTGTGGTATCCGGTCAGGGGTGATCGGGAAATTTATGTCTGTTGCTGGTGATGTTTTGTTTGATTCGGTAGGTCAGGCGCTGCGGTTTGCCTTTTTGTTCAAGGCGTCTGTGAAGGGGGCTTCTGTGCCAGGGACGGTGTCTATCGGGTCTGGCCGGGGGTTGGTCGGGCTGGATGGTGCGGGCGAGGCCGGCAATATCAAACGGCTGATCGGGGATCTGCCGAAGGTGCAGGCGGCAGCATTGCAGGCACGGTTCAGTGAACGGGTGGCGGCGTGTCCTTGCTGCATGGCGGATGCGCCGGCTGCCGAGTGGCTGGGGTGCTGCGTGTTGTTGTCTGGTGTGGCGATGGGGGCAGCCAGTTCATGCCATGAGAAGCTGGCGCTTGATCTGACGATGCGGCATTTTGGCGATAAACGTTTGACGTTCGAGATGCTTGGTGGCCGGTATGGTTGCTCGGCTGATCAGGTCCGCAAAATCAACAACAAGGTGGCCGCGGCTTTGCGGGCGGTGGAGCACGCGGCGCAGGCAAAGATTTCTGACCGGTTGATCGCGTCGGGTTATATCGATCATTGCCAGGAAGTTGAAGCTGTGTGTTGACTGTCCGGTTTGACCGGACTAATATCCGTTTTCAGATACAGCTGAAAATTCCGTCAAGAGCCCGCGAAAGCGGGCTTTTTGCGTTTTTGCGGTGTTTGCGTGGTCGTTTCTCCTCTGTGTTGTGCTTTCGGCGCCCCCGGTCTGTTGATCGGGGCGCTGTCTTTTTGTGCTGCCGACCTGGGAGAGACGGGGACCCTAGCGATTCTGCGCCCGGTACGAGGCTGGAGACTCGCGATTCTTTTTTAGTGGCTGCGCTGTGAAGTTAGTGAAATTCACCCACGGTGAAATCTAGTGAAATGATGGTGAAACCATGCGCACATATTTGAGCAGAAAGGCCTTTGCGGATTCGCAGGGTTGGTCGCCCAGCTATGTGACCAAGCTGGGATCACAGGGGCGGCTGATCATGTCGCCGGATGGCAAGTCAGTCGATGTTGACGCAACGCTGGCCAAACTCGGCAAGACCGCCGACCCATCGAAAGAAGGTGTTCGCCAGCGGCATGTCGACACCCGCACGCAGCGTGATGTCCGCAGCCAGGTGACTGCGGATGCACCGGACACAGCCGAGTCGCAGGGCGGCAGTTCCGACTACTACACGCACAAGGCTAGTCGCGAGAAATACCTAGCGCTCCTGGCACAGGCTGAATATGACAAGGTCTGCGGCAATACGGTTGAGCGACAGGCAGTCGAAGAGGCCACATACCGCTACGCCAGGCTGCTGCGGGATTCGGTGATGGGCTTGCCCAAGCAGATATCGTCCGATCTGGCTGCGATCTCCGACCCCTGGAAGCTGGAACGCGAGCTGAGCGACCGCCTGCGCAAGATGCTGGAGGATGTCACCAAGCTGGGCGAAGATGACCTGAACAAGGCGATGACAGAATGAAATATGCAAGCGGCTTTGTCGCGTATGTGAAGGGTTTTGTTTCTGGTTTGCGTCCTGATCCTGCGCTTTGGATTGATCAGTGGGCCGATGAGCATCAGCGCATTCCTGCCGACGCAGGTGCAGCGGAGCCGGGCAAGTACCAGACTGACCGCACGCCCTATGCGCGCGGCGTGATGCGGGCATTGTCGCCGGAGCACCCCTGCCGCCGTGTAGTGGTGATGGGGGCCTCGCAGATGCTGAAGACGCAAGTTTTCCTGAACTGGATCTGTGCGTTGATTCATATGGCACCGAGTAACATCCTGGCGCTGGAGCCTTCGCTTAATCTGGCCAAACGCCTGTCCGGACGCATTGGTAAAAATCTGGATGCTATCCCTGCGTTACGCGACCGCGTTGCGGCACCGCGCAGCCGTGATAGCCGCAACACGATCGACACCAAGGAATTCACCGGCGGTACGCTGATGATCACTACGGCTGGTGCTGCGGCCAACCTGGCTGAGGTGTCCGCACGCTACCTGTACGGCGACGAGATCGATCGATGGGATCGCAACGTCAATAACGAGGGCGATCCGGTTGTGCTGGCTGAAGCGCGAACCTCCACCTTTGGCCGCAACGCCAAGATTTACTACTCCAGCTCGCCGACGGTCGACGGTGCCAGCCGGATTGCCGAACTGTACAAGGAAGGCAACCAGCAGCGTTACTACGTGCCATGCCCGCATTGCGGCGAAAGCCAGACGCTGGAGTTCGAGCAGCTGAAATGGAATGCGGATCGCACTGCCGCACACTATGTCTGCATCGAGAACGGCTGCTGCATCGAGGAGCACCACAAGAGCACCATGCTGGCCAGCGATGACTGGCGAGCAACGGCCGAGGGCGATGGCGAAACCGAGTCGTACCACATTTCGGCGCTGTACATGCCGCTGGGCTGGGTATCGTGGGCCGCGCTGCTGAAACAGCACGAGAAAGCCGAAGTCTCCTTGCAGAAGGGTGATCCGGAGCCGATGCAGGTGTTCTACAACACCCGGCTGTCCAGAGTGTGGGACAACGCCCAGGAGCGCACCCGCGGTGCCGATCTGCTCGCTCGCGTTGAGGATTACGCCCTGCGTACGATCCCGGCGGGCGTGCTGATGCTGACGGCAGCGGTCGATACCCAGGCGAACCGCCTGGAGCTGCTGATCAAGGGCTGGGGCGAAGGGCTGGAAAGCTGGACCATCGACCACCGCGTGATCATGGGCGACCCTGCCGAGCAGCGCACCTGGGACACACTGGACGAAGAGCTGAAGGCCGAGTTCATCCACCCGTCTGGCCGCCGCATGACCATCGCGGCCGGCGCAGTGGACTCGGGCGGTAACCATACGCAAGAGGTCTACCAGTTCTGCCGCCTGCGTCGCTGGCGTCATATTCTGGCGATCAAGGGGGAATCCAAGCGCGGCAAGCCGGTGCTGCCTCAGCGGCCGAGTAAGGTCGATGTCACATGGCGCGGCACTACCGAGAAGGGCGGTTGCGAACTGTGGCTGATCGGCACCGATACTGCCAAGGACTGGCTCTACAACCGCTTCAAGCTACTGGAAGGCCCGGGAGCGCAGCACTTCAGCAAAGACCTGCCGGCCGAGCACTTCGATCAGCTTACCGCCGAGCGCAAGCTGATCCGCTACGTCAAAGGCCGTGCCGTGACTGACTGGGTCAAGCCGAAGTCCGAGCGCAACGAGGTGCTGGACTTGAACGTTTACAACCTGGCTATGGCGCACTACCTGGGCCTGCATCGCTATCAGGCGGCAGACTGGGAACGGCTCAAGATCAAGTACGCGCAGACCGGCCTGTTTGATCAGGCGCCGCCCACTGTGACCAACCCTGCAACCGCAAAAAACCCCGCCCCCAAAGCGGGGTCTTCTGCTTTATCCGCCCCACAGCGCCGTCGTGCGCAGTCGGGATACCTGAAACGGCGATGACATGGCATTCACTCAAACCCAGCTGGACGCGATCGAAAAAGCCCTGGCGCGGGGCGAACGTGTCGTGCAATACGCTGACCGGCGCGTCGAGTACCGCAGCGTCACGGAGCTGATCGAGCTGCGCAACACCATCAAGCGCGATCTGGCGCAACAGAACGGCCAGCCACGCAATCGCAGCCACCGGCTGTACCACGCAGGAAAGGGGATTCGATGAGCGCTTTCCCGACACTGCGTGGCCGCGGCTTTCTGATGCCGACCCGGCTGAAGAACAGCTACGAGGGCGCGGGGCAGGGACGGCGTGCCAACAACTGGCAGCCCGGCAGTAGTGGGCCGGTCAGCACCACCGGCAGCGGCCTGCAAACCCTGCGCAACCGTAGCCGCCACGCTGCACGCAATGACCCGTATGCCTTCAAGGCGCTGGACACGCAGGTCTCCAACCATATCGGTACCGGCATCGCCCCCAAACCGCGTCACCCGGATGCCGACATCCGGCAAATGCTGCAGGAGGTATGGGACGACTGGTGCGAGGAGTCCGATGCGGATGGCGTGCTGAATTTCTACGGCCAGCAGGCACTGGTCGCGCAAGGCCTGTTTGAAAGCGGCGAGTGTTTCGTCCGGCTGCGGCCGCGCCGACTGGAAGACGGCCTGGCCGTGCCGCTGCAGATCCAGCTGCTGGAGCCGGAGTTCGTGCCTCACGACAAGACCGGTACCGCGCCGAACGGCAACCGCATCCGCCAGGGCATCGAGTTCGACGCCATCGGCAAGCGTGTCGCCTATTGGATGTACAAGAGCCACCCCGGTGAGCGTGCTGGGGAAGGCTCCTACAACAGCCTGGTGCGGGTGCCGGCAGAACAGGTGCTGCATGTGTACGAGCCGACCCGCCCCGGCCAGCTGCGCGGCGTGCCGATGCTGGCCACCGTGCTGCTGCGCCTCAAGACGCTGGACGAGTTCGATGATGCGGTGCTGTTCCGGCAAGAAGTCGCCAACCTGTTTGCCGGCTTCATCCGCAAACCGAGCGAAGACGCCGCATTCCCCGGCGAGCCGGGGCAGCAGGTTGTCGCCGACTTCGCACCGCTGGTCGGGCTGGAGCCGGGGACCATGCAGGAGCTGGCACCGGGCGAGGAAGTCGAGTTCAGCGACCCGCCTGATGCCGGCAACAACTATCAGGACTTCATGCGGCAGCAGCTGGCGGCCATCGCCGCCGGCATGGGTCTGCCGTACGAGCTGCTGACCGGCGACCTGCGCAACATCAGCGACCGCGTGATCCGCGTCATCCTGAACGAGTTCCGCCGCCGCGTAGAGCAGCGCCAGCACGCCATCTTTGTGCACCAGCTGTGCAAGCCGGTATGGCGTGCGGTGCTGAATATGGCGGTGCTTTCCGGCGCCATCAGCCTGCCAGGCTATGCGGCCAACCCTCGACCGTTCCAGCGCGCGCGCTGGGTTCCGCAGGGCTGGGCGTATATCCATCCGGTGCAGGACGTGCAGGCGGATCGCCTGGCAGTGCGCAGCGGCTTCACCAGCCGCAGCGAAGTCGCGCTCAAGCGTGGCGCCGATGCCGAAACGATCGACACCGAAAACGCCGCCGATAACGCCCGCGCCGACGGGCTGGGGCTGGCCTACGACTCCGACCCGCGCCAGCGTGACGACCAGGGCGAAATCATCGTCGATGATCGTGATGACGACGCAAAAAAGGAACAACCATGAACCCTGCAACCCCCCGCATTTTCAACGGCCCGGCACCCGCGCCGGCGGCCAGCGGCAGCTGGTACCGCATCAGCAATGCGGCCAACCTTGCTGCTGATCAGTCACTGGAAGTCGAGCTGTATGACGACATCGGCGTCTGGGGCATTCGTGCTGCCGACTTCATCCGTGACCTGAAGGCCGCCGACGATGGCCAGCGCCCAATCGTGATCGCCATCAGCAGCCTTGGTGGCGACGTGTTCGACGGCCTTGCCATCCACAACACTCTGCGCCGCCTGGGTAACCGCGTCACCGCCCGTATCGACAGCGTGGCCGCCAGTATCGCCAGCATCATCGCCGTTGGTGCCCACCGCGTGGTGATGCCGGCCAACAGCATGATGATGATCCACAACCCGTGGACGTTTGCCATGGGCGAGGCCGAGGACCTGCGCGCCACCGCCGACATGATGGACAAGGTGCGCGACAACCTGGTCGGCTGCTATCGCGCCAAGGCGCCGGCGCTGAGTGCCGACGAGCTGATCAAAATGCTGGATGACACCACCTGGTTGACCGCGCAAGAAGCGCTGGCGCTGGGGCTAGTGGACGAAGTCACCGACCTTGTGCCGCTGAAAGCCAGCGCCAACCTGCGCGCCGGTCTGGGTCGGCTGAAGAACGCGCCGCCAGCCCTGCTGCAGGCGCTGGACGAGCCCGCTACACCGCCCGCAGATCCGGCCCCGGCCCCGGCGCCTGCTCCTGATCCGGCGCCTGCTCCTGATCCGGCGCCTGCTCCTGATCCGGCGCCACCCGCCGCGGCAGACCCGGTGGCGATGGCGAAGCTGGCGGCACGTCTGTGCAACGAGGCCTCGCTGCCGGCCGTTGCCGTTGACAGTGTGATCACCGTCAGCGCCCTGGCAAGTGACAGTGCCATCCGCAGCGCAGTGGCCCAGGCCACCGAGATCCGCGACCTGTGCAAGACCGCCAAGCTGCCGGAGCTGGCCAACAGCCTGATCGCCAGTGGGCTGGATGTGGAATCTGCCCGAGCGCGGCTGTTTGACAAGATGGTGGCCGGCGCCGGCGAAGAGCTGGACAACCTGCCGCCGGCGGACGATCCGTCCACCCCGAAAAACAAGGGCCCATCGGCCCGCGACATTTATGCAAGCCGCCGTGCCCGTGCGGCCAACCCACAGCGAGGTAATGTATGAGCACCCTTCATCAAGCAGGCCGGACCGGCGAACACCTGATTTCCACCGTTGGCCAGATCAGCAATGACATCGTCGACCTGGCTGCCGGTGCCGCGTTGCCCGCCGGCCAGGTGCTGGCTTACGACTCGGTGCAGCAACTGTATGTGCCCTACGACAACGCCAGCGCAACTGCCGGTGTCGCGGCTGCCGTGCTGTATGCGCCGGCGCCAGCCCGCACTGAGTCCACCCGCGTGGTCGTCACCGGCCGTCTGGCAGAGGTGCAGGGCGACCTGCTCACCGGCTTGGATGCGAATGCCCGTTTCGACTTTGGCAGTCTGTTCATCGTCGTCCGCTAAACCATCCGCCACCCATCATTCAAGGCGCTGCCCGCAAGGTCGGCGCCTTTTGCATTTCAGGAGCTGAACCATGCCTACCCTTGCCATTTTTGAAGATGACGCCTTTTCGCTGTCGACGCTGACTGCCGCGATCAACGAAGGCCCCCAGACCCCGGGCCGCCTGGCCGCGCTGGGGCTGTTCGAAGAAGAAGGGATTACCACCACCACGGTGGAGATCGAGAAAGAGGGCAATACCCTGTCGCTGGTGGCGGCCGGTGAGCGCGGCGGCTCCGGCCAACAGGTCGGGGGTGACAAGCGCAGCCTGCTGAACTTCAGCACCATCCATCTGCCGCAACAGAGTGTCATCCGCGCCGACGAAGTGACCAACCTGCGCGCTTTCGGCAGTGAAACCGAGGTTGAAACGGTGCAGGCAGTTGTGTCGAAGCGACTGAACAAGCACAAGCGCCAGCTGGATGCCACTACCGAGTATCACCGCATCGGTGCCGTCAAGGGCTTGGTGATGGATGCCGACGGCCAGCGTGTACTGCTGGATATCTACCATCACTTCCAGATCGAGCAGGACGAGATCGAGATTGATCTGAGCGCGACAGGTCCGAATCTGCGTGGCCAGTGCCTGAAAGTAGTGGAAGCCGTCGAAGAGGCGCTGGGTTCGGCATCCAGCACCGGCGTGCGCGTGTTCTGCGGTAAGAACATCTGGGCTGCGCTGGTGGCCAACAAGTACCTGGAAGAAACCTTCAAATACGGTCCGCAGGCTGCGGCCTTGCGCGGCGATCCGCGTGACACCATCGAGTTTGGTGGCATGGTGTGGGAGCGTTATACCGGCAAGGTCGGCACCATCGCCTTCATCGATCCGGACCTGGCGTACGTGGTACCGGAGGGCGTACCGGACATGTTCATTACCCGTTTCGCGCCGGCTGACCATGTCGATTCCGTTGGCACCATGGGCCTGCCGTATTACACCTCGCTGGAGCTGCTGAGGCACGGCAAGGGCGTGGACATGCTGTCCCAGTCCAACGTACTGAACCTGAACACCCGCCCGGCAGCCGTAATCCGCCTGAAAATGAAAGCAGCCTGACATGTTCCGTGACCTGATGGCCGACATCGACGCTACGGTGTTCGACGTTCTGGGCGATGCCGCCACGGTGCAGGGCAAGCCGGTCTCCGGCATGTTCTACGCACCGTGGTTGCAGCCGGCACTGGGCAAGCTCAATACCAGCATCCGCGAACCTCACCTGGTGGTGCAGGATGCCGATGCCGTCGGGGTGGGCAAGAGCGCCGAGGTGCAGGTGACAGGGCAGGGCGACTACGTCGTCGTCAGCGTCGAGCCGGACGGTACCGGCCGCAGCACGCTTGTGCTGCGGGCCAAATAGCAGGAGAGAGCATGCCAGTTGCGATCAAGGCCGAAATTGACATCCGCCCCGTGCTGCAGCTGGTCAACGGGCTGTCTCAAGTGGCGGTCAGCAATGCCTGGCGGCGGGCACTGCGCAAGACGGGCGACTGGATTAAAACCCATGTCGCCCGTTCACTTTCCAGCGAGATCAAGGTGCCGCAGAAGGTGCTCAAGCAGCGGCTGTACTTCTTCTTGCGCTCGGCGAAGGAGGGCAAGGTCTGGCTGGGTATCAACGCGATCGAGGCCGCCCGCCTCGGCAAGGCTCGCCAGACCCGGCGTGGCGTCACGGTCGGTCGGCACCGCTTTGACGGCGCGTGGCTGTATCGCAGCAAACGCGGCAGTCCGAACGATGGCGGTGTGTTCCGCCGGGTTGGCCGCGCGCGTACGCCTTACGAGCAGGTACGGTTTGAGTGGGACGAGGCTGGCGAGCGTGCCTTCCGCTCCGTCGCTGCCCGTGCGCAGGCTCGGCTGTTCGAGATCTTGGAGCAGGAGCTGCGTTGGGAAGTCAGCAAGCTGACGAAATAGGACACCTCTGATGATTGAAGCACTACACGACGCCATCGAACAAAGGTTGGCTGCAGCCCTGCCAGAAGTGGATGTTCAGTTTTACCCGGAGCTGGGCGAGCGCGTCAGCCTGCCATTGCTGGTGCTGGAGCTGGCTGAATTTGAGCCAGGCACCGACCCCGGTACCGGCGAGCTGGCACTGGTCGCCATCATGCAGGCCCGGGTGGTGTGTGATCCGACTGCGGCCAAGGCCGAGCTGGCTGTGCGGCAGCTTGCCACGCGCGTGGCGGCGCAGGTACACGCGGCCACGACTTTCGACCAACCGGTGACGCCCGCCAAACTTCGCCAGATCGGGCCGGATGGTTTTCACCATGCCGAGCTGGATGGCTACCTAGTCTGGCTGGTGGAGTGGGTGCACGAGCTGGATGTCGGCGAGCCGTCCGATATCGCTTTGCCGTCGTTTGTACCGCGCGAAGTGCAGTGGTCCGTTGACGGCGATACAGAATCGGTAGTGACGCCATGAGCTACGAACAGTCAGAAATGGACCGGCAGCTCTCCAGTCTGATCATGCTGGGCAATGTGGCGGCGGTGCAGATGAAGCCGCCGCGTGTGCGCATCGAGTCCGACGGCTGGACATCGGACTGGGTGATGTGGAGCGCCGTAGCAGCAGGGCGCGCCCGCCACTGGAGGCCGCCCAGCATCGGCGAACAGGCCGTGCTGCTGAACCCGTCCGGCGACCCGGCGCAGGGTGTCGCCATCATCGGCTTCTACACCGGTGAATTTGATGGTGATGGTCGCCCCGACGTGGTCGGCTGGCTGATGCCGGACGGTGCAGTCATCGAGTATGACCACGCCGCCGGCGCACTGCTGGTGGACGGCGTCAAAACCGTCAACGTGAATGCAGCTGACAGCGTGACGGTGAAGACCACCACCATCACGCTGGATGCGCAGGACGTCATGGTGACCAACAACCTGACCGTTGGTGCTGCCATCAACCACCTGGCTAATGGTGGCGCCAAGGCTAGCTTTGGCGGCGCGATTGAGGCCAAGGGCGATATCCACTCCGATGCTGACGTCACCGCTGGTTCCATCAGTTTGGGTGGGCATAGCCACGTTGAGCAGGGCGATGGTGCACCAGTTGGCCCGCCGACATGATTTATCCGTTTGCAATTGAACCACCCACCCGCCGCTGGCGGGTTTTTCATTTCTGGAGCCGTCATGAGTAAACCAACCCTGGCAGTCACTGTTGCCGCACAAGTCTTCCGCGACAAGGCATTCAAGTCGCGCACCCTGTTCCTGAAAGATGGCCGTGCGGTACCGGTGGAAAACTACACCGTGACCACGTCCGACAAGGACGTCATTGCGTATCTGGATGGCCATGCCGACTTTGCACGCCAGCCGGCCGCGGCTGACAGCGCTGCGGAGTAATCCCGATGAGCCTCACCGGCATGAACCGGGACACCGGTCAGCCGGTGAGTGGCATTGAGCATCTGCGGCAGTCGCTGGCTGACATCCTGAGCACCCCGATCGGCAGCCGCCGGATGCGGCCAGAGTACGGCAGCAACATCCCACGCATGGTGGACCAGCCGGTCAATCCCGGCTGGATCGCGGCGGTACAGAGCGAGGCGGCCCGGGCGCTTGCCCGCTGGGAGCCGCGGATCAAGCTCAAGCGCGTGTCGCTGATCTCCCTGGTCGATGGGCGACCGGTGTTCCGCATCGAAGGCGACTACATCGGTGAAAACCAGATACTGGACGTGACAGCATGATTGACCTGACCCAACTACCTCCGCCATCGCTGCTCGAAGAACTGGATTTCGAGAAGCTGTATGCCAACAAGGTCGAGCGTTTCAAAGCGCTCTGTCCCACCTGGTCGGCCGCACTTGAGTCCGATCCGGTGGTGAAGCTCCTTGAGCTGTCTGCCTACGACGAGATGATGTACCGGGCGCGAGTCAACGACGTAGCGCTGGCCCGCCTGCTGGCATTCGCTCATGGAGCGGATCTCGACCACGCAGTCGCGTTGTTGAATATAAAGCGCCTTCTGGTTGACCCGGGCGACCTGGAAGCTGATCCGCCGCGCGATCCTATTTACGAAGACGACGAGCGGCTACGTTTCCGTGCTCAGCAGGCACTCGAAGGTACGTCGGTAGCCGGCAGCGTCGGCGCCTACGTCTTTCATGCACTGTCGGCTTCGGCAAGCGTGGCTGATGTCTCGGTCGATGCCCCTAGATTCGCGCGTGTCGTGGTATCGCCGGAAGTCACCGCATTGTTGCCGGCCGGCGCGATCGTGCTGCAAGTCACGCACAGCGCCGGATTGGTCGAGCCGATGCCCGGTGATGTGGTGGTCAACGTGCTCGCCGTCCAGCACGACGACGACAGCTACACAGAACTGCTGCCAATAGTAGAGGCGCACCTGTCGGCCGACAGCATTCGACCTCTGACCGACCACCCGCACGCACTCCAGGCACAAGCAGTGCACTACCAGATACGTGGCACGCTCGAGTTCGACCCAGGCCCTGACCCGGCCGTGGCTGAAGCCGCCGCGCGCGAACGGCTGGATGCGCTGCGTACCGTCCGGCACAAGCTCGGTGGCGACATGCCCCGCTCTGCGCTATTTGCCGCGCTACACGGCCCTGGTATCGCGCGGGTGCTGCTGGATGAACCGGCTACCGACGTGATGTGTGGGATCAATCAGTTTCCGCTGTGCGACAGCATCGAGATTTCGAGGGCGCCATGAGCCGACACCTGCTGCCTCCGAACCGAACATCGCTTGAGGCGGCTCTTGCTGACAGCCTCACGCTGACGTCCGACCCGTCCCCCATCGCCACAATCTGGGATGCCGACAGCTGTCCAGCTGCCTGGTTGCCCTGGCTGGCGTGGTCGCTTTCGGTAGAGGGCTGGGAGTCGGCGCTCACCGAAGAGCAGCAGCGCCAACTGATCCGTGATGCAGTCCCTACCCATCGCCGCAAGGGCACACCCGCTGCGGTAATCGCTGCGCTGGCATCGATCGGGCTGAATGCGCGTATCAGCGACCGCCGTGCGGCAGGTGGCACGCCGCACGCGTTCGAAATCGACATCGACTTGCACGACAGGGGAATCGACGAATCGACACCGCAGCGGATCGAGGCCCTGATCGCCGAGTACAAGAACGTACGCAGCTTCGTACCTGCCTTGCGCATCGCGTTGGCTGGCAAGGGCAAGGTCTACATCGGTGCCGCCGCCTATCTCGGCGACGAGCTGACCGTCTACCCATACACCCCGAGCGAGATCGTCGTCACTGGCATCACCGCGCTCGGCGGTGGCACCCACACCATCGACACACTCACTATCAGGGGGAGCAACTAACCCATGGCTCAAATCTACTTCGCCATTCTCACGGCGATTGGCCAGGCTAAGCTGGCCGCCGCCACCGCCCTCGGCACCACGCTGCAGCTCACCGAAATGGCGGTGGGTGATGGCAACGGCGCCACACCCATCCCCAACCGTAACCAGATCGCCCTTGTGCACGAAAACCGCCGCGCGCCGCTCAACACCCTGTTTGTGGATCCGGCCAATGCCAGCCTGATCGTGGCCGAGCAGATCATCCCGGAAGACGTGGGCGGATGGTGGATCCGCGAGCTGGGTCTGTACGATGCAGCCGGCGACTTGTGCGCCGTGGCCAACTGCCCGGACACCTACAAGCCGGTGTTAGCCAGCGGCAGCGGACGCACGCAGATCCTGCGCATGGTGCTGATCGTGGCCAACGCTGAGGCGGTGGAGCTGAAAATCGACCCAAGCGTGGTACTGGCGCCGCGCGGCTACGTTGACCAGGTGATGGCCTCGCACACGGCAGCGGCAGACCCACATCCGCAGTATCTGACCAGCGCAGAAGGTGATGCCAAGGTTGCAGAGGCGGTGGCTGCGCTGGTCGCCGCCTCCCCCTCAACGTTAGATACGCTGGCGGAACTGGCCGCGGCGCTGGGTAATGACCCGAACTTTGCCACCGCGATGACCAATGCTCTGGCGGCCAAAGCCCCACTGGCGTCACCGTCCCTGACTGGTCAGCCGAAGGTACCACTAGGCACCGCTGCCGCACCGGGTTTGGCCCTGACCGGCGATACGGACACCGGCCTTTACTCGCCCGGCGCCGATCAGCTCGGCCTGGCGGTCGGCGGGGTGGGCGCGCTACTGGTTGATGCCACTGGCCGCGTAATTATTGGTGGTAGCGCGGTTGCCGCGGCTGGCTACACCACAGCAGGTGATGTCACGCTGCCAGCGGGTGCTGGCATCCGGGCACTCAACACCTGCAAGGCGTGGGCGGCCGTCAGTGGCGCGGGTGCGATTTTGGACAGCTTCGGCATCAGTGCGGTTACCCGCGTATCTGCTGGCTTGTACACCTGCACCCTGGCGCGAGGGCTAGCCAACAGCAATTACGCCGTGATGGGCTTTTCTGCAGGGGCCAGCGGAGAGACTTCACATGGCATCACCGAAGAGAGCGGCTTTGCCAAGACCACCAGCACCTTCCAGGTGCAGACCGGCAATACTGAAACCAACGGGCGATTCGATGGCACGCGCTTTTACATCTTTGTCTTCGGGAGGGATGCTTGATGTTTATTCACTGGAAAAAACCGGACGGCAGCACTGCCGATACCAGCGTGAACACAGCCGCGTGGGAGACAGAAGCTCTTCAGGCGCGCCGCGAGTACTTGCAAGCACTCTCGGGTGAGGCTGCACCGGAGACCCCGCAGCCGCAGCCAGACCCTATCACCGATCAGAAGCGGCGCGACTATGTGTCGGCACTGGCCGCCGAGTTGCAGGCCACTGGGGCAGTGCCCATCGATTGGGTCATGCTCGGAGTATTCGATCAACCACCCCCAATCGACCTCGCAGATCAGCAACATCAACTGGTGGAACGTATCGACACTCGCGCAGCATTGATCTACAGCCGCTGGACCCGCTTCGAAGCCGAGTACCGCGTACGCGAGATTGCCGCCCAAGCGTTCAAAGATGCCAGCTACCAGGGTGAGCCCGGCCTATATGTGACGAGCTTCGCCGAGCCGGCTGGCCTGACCACTCGCGCCGCAACCGACGCGATTCTCGCCCAGGCAGCCGCGCTGCGCGCCGCCCAGGACGCGCTCTCGGCTCTGCGCATGCGCAAATATGAAGTAGCACGCTCGACCACCATCGAGGCAGCGCAGGTGCTGACCGACCAGATCATCGCGGCGATGGACGAGATCGCGCGGGAGGTTGGCTGATGAAACACCTGCACCTGCTGTTCACCACCACCAACCTGCCGCTGTCGCTGCTGATCCGCGTCCGGGCCGGCGGCCCGTTCTCACACGTTGCATTGGTCGACGGAGATCAGGTAATCGAGGCCGTGGCCGGCCATGGCGTGCGTGCCGCGCCACTGACCACCGCGATCACCCGCGCCAGCCGTGCCGCGCTGATGCGGATCCCGAGCCACAACGCTGACCAGGTGCTGGCCGCCGCCCGCAGCCAGATCGGCAAGCGCTACGACTGGAGCGGCATTGCCGGCCTCGGTATCAACCGCGACTGGCAGGAGGCCGGGGCCTGGTTCTGCAGCGAGCTGATTGCATGGTCTTTCGACAGCGCTGGCCAGCCGTTGATCCGCCGCGACAGTGTGCACGCCGTCACTCCGCAGAACCTGTGGGTGCTGCCGCACGAGATCATTCCGGTGTCTCTCCAATAAGGGGCGATTAACTGGTCACCGTATTGCCTGATGCAAGTTTGCACCCGCCACTGGCGGGTTTTTTTACGCCCATTTGGGAGGAAATATGCCTAACGAGTCGTTGTTCCACGGTGCCGAAGTCGTACTGGTCGACAGCGGGCCGCGCCCCATTGCGCTGCCGTCGTCGTCGGTCATCGGTATCGTCGACACTTTCACGCCGGGAGCCGGTCTGGCAACGCCAAACCAACCGGTGAAGATCACCAATGATCGCGAGGCGGCGGCAGCGTTTGGCGCGAACAGCCCGATGTTCCGCCAGCTCAAGGCTATCTACAGCAAGACCCGTGCGGCCATCGTCGCCGTCGGTGTCGAGGCCAATGCCGATCCTGCGCTGCAGACCAGCGCCATCATCGGCGGTGTGACTGCCGGCGGTGTGCGTACCGGCTTGCAGGCGCTGCTGGATGGTAAGTCGGCTGTCGGTCTGCAGCCGCGGCTGTTGGTGGCGCCGGGCCACTCGTCGACGCAAGCGGTAGCCAGCGCCATAGATAGCCTGGCCGGCAAGCTGCGCGCCATCGGCATCATCGACGGCCCCAACACCACCGATGATGCCGCCATTGCCTACGCGGCTAACTTTGGCAGCAAGCGGCTGTACCTGGTCGATGCCGGCGGCAACAAGGTGTGGGATACCACCAGCAGCAGCGAAATCCTGCTGCCGTCGTCGGGTGCCGTTGCTGGCCTGTTCGCGGCCAAGGATGCCGAGGTCGGTTTCTGGGCGTCGCCATCCAACACCGAGTTTGCCGAAGTGCTGGGCACTGGCCGTCCGGTGGAATACCTGTATGGCGATCCGACCTGCCGCGCCAACCTGCTGAACCAGGCGTATGTGTCCACCATCATCCGCGATGGCGGCTTCCGCTTGTGGGGTAACCGCACGTTGTCGGCCGATCCGAAGTGGTCGTTTGTCACCCGCGTGCGCACCACCGACATGGTGATGGATGCCATCCTGCGCGGCCACCAGTGGGCTGTGGACAAGGGCATCACCAAGACCTATGTGCATGATGTGACCGTAGGGCTGGATGCGTTCATGGGCGACCTGCGCAATGCCGGCGCCATCATCAACTTCGAGGTCTACCCGGATCCGGTACTGAATACGGCCTCGCAGCTGGAAGAGGGCAAGGTGTACTGGAACATCCGCTTTACCGACGTGCCACCGGCAGAGAACCCGATCTTCCGCGTGGAAGTAACGAACCAGTGGATCACCGAAGTGCTGGCCGCTTAACAAGGAAAAATCATGGTTCCGCAAACTCTCACCAACTTCAACCTGGCTCTGGCAGGCACCAGCTACGCCGGCAAGGCCTCGCAGGTGCAGCTGCCCAAGCTCAAGCGCAAGACCGAGGCTTGGCGCGGTGGCGGCATGGATGGCGAAATCGATCTGGCTGTCGGGATGGAAAAAATGGAGGCCGGCTTTACGCTGACCGGTATCGACAAGGCTTCGCTGGCGATGTTTGGCCTGGCTGATGGCAGTGCCTTCAACGGCACTTTCCGCGGTGCCTTTACCGACAGGAAGGGGAAGGTCGTCGGTGCCGTCTGCACCCTGCGCGGCCTGCTCACCGAAGTCGACATGGGCAACTGGGAGGCCGGCAAAAAGAACGAAACCAAGTACGCGATCACGCCGGACTACTACAAGCTGGAAGTTGATGGTGCCGTGGTGTACGAGATCGATCCTGTCGGCCTGATCCGCATCATTGATGGTGTGGACGAACTCGCCGCCGAACGTGCCGCGCTGGGCCTGTAACCCTCGCGGCCAACCTTTGACGCCCCGCCTTGTGCGGGGCGTTGTCATTTCAGGACAACCCCATGAACGAAACCATCAAGCTGTCTACCCCGGTCACCATCAATGGCTTGCCAACCAATCAAGTCGTGCTGCGCGAACCGACGGTCGGCGATCAGCTCGATGCCCGCCAGTTGGCGGGCAATGATGACGCGAAGTTTGAAATGACCATGCTGGCGAATATGGCCGCGTGCGCGCCGGACGATCTGCGTCAGGTGACGCTGCGCGATTACGGCAAGTTGCAGAAAGCCTATCTTCGGCTGTCTTCGGAAGAACCAGCTGCCGACGGGAAACAGTCCGCTGTGGTGGCTGTGGTCACGCCGGCTGGCTGAGCGCTACGGCTGGAGCCGGGACGAGATCCGCGCGGTACCGGTGTCCGAGCTGGCGCAGTGGCTGGCAGTGGATGAGCCGCCGGATTAGCGGCGGGACAGCCAGTACAGCAGCAAGGCGATGGCCACAATCGGGGTGCAGCCCACCAGCACCCCGGCCATGGCGCCATACAACACGGTCGCGGTGGATAGCCCGTGCTGGCTGATGCCGTATATCGCGCCACCGGCGGCCATCAGCAAGACCACTGCCGTTCCGATCAGATCAAACCATTTGCCTGCGTGCATTGAAGGGCCCGTATGTCTAAAGATGTTGCCATTGGTATTGTAATCGGTGGCGCCGTATCTGCAACGCTGGGCGCCGCCGTCGGCAAGACGCAGAAATCGGTGGAAGGCCTGCAAAAGGGCATGGCGGACACCAAGGGCATCAAGAGTCTGATTGGTGAGACCCAACGCCTGCAGCGCGAACTGGCCGAGGCAGACAAGGCCGGGCGCCGGATCGGGCTGGAAAGCGTACGCCAATTGCGGGGCGAGCTGGGCGGGCTTGAGAAAGACTGGCAGGCGTCCACTACCCGTGTCGGCGAATTGGCCCAGGCGCTGAACACCGCCAAGCAGGCTGCCGCCGGCCAAGCCGCGGCGGTGCCGGCGCTGGAGGCTGAACACCGTGCGCTGACGGAGTCGGCAAGGTTGGCCGCGGCGCATGCCGACATCAAGCGTGCAGCGTGGCAGGACGGCAAGAACAACAGCGCCTTGACCCGCCAGCAGGTGCTGGCGCTGAAGGAGGAGGCCGATGCCGCCCGTGGTGCCTCTCAGCAGGCCAAGGCGCTGGCCGCAGCCAAGAAAGCCCAGATCGATGCAGCCAAGGCGGCGACGTCGGAAGAAGCCCGGTTGACCAGCGAGCTGGGCAAGGCACAGCGCGCGGCAGCCGCCGCTAAAGAAGCATTCGAGGGCAAGCGCGCCACGCTGCAGGCCACCCGCAGCGAGCTGCGCAACACCGGATCGGCCGTTGGCGATGCAGCCAGCCAGACCGTCAAGCTGGGGGCGGCAGCCAGGCAGGCCGCCCAAGGCCAGCAGCAGCTGGCTGACGTGCCGTTGCGCGACAAGCTGGCGGCGAACGCCGCCAAGCTGCGCGACATGGGCATCGAGGTCGGCAACCTCGACAAGGCCATGCGCAAGCTGCAGCAGACCGAGAAAGGCATGCAGTGGCAGCAGCACGGCATCGGCCAGATTCAGTCCGGCATTGAGCTGGGCAAAACCGCCGGGGTGACCACCATCGGTGCCGCCGCTGTGCCCACCAAGATCAGCGGTGATTTCCAGGCAGAGACCCGCGACATCGCGATCAAGTCTGGTATCGCCAACAAGGCCGGCGAGAAGGAGCTGGTTAGCGGCATCATGCAGATTGCCGCCGACCAGAAGATGGACCGTACCGCACTGGCTCAGGCCATCAATGGTCTGGTGACACAAGGTATGGGGTGGCAGGAAGCCATTGGCCACGGCAGCCTGCTGGCCGAGCTGGTCAAAGGCCAGAAGATGGCGCCGGAAGACGCCTCCAAGCTGATCTACTCCTTCGACCAGAACGGCGTGTCGCAGAAAGACATGCGCAAGACCATGGGCGAGGTGGCCGTCGCAGGCGATCTGGGCGCGTTCGAGTCGGACAAGATGGCCCGCTTCATGCCGGAGCTGCTGGCCACCACCGGCGCGCTGGGTTTTCAGGGTCCGGACGCGGTGCGCTACATCGCCGCCAGCCTGCAGGCACAGGTCAAGCTGACCGGTGACCCGGACAGCGCTGCCAACAACTTCAAGAACCTGCTGGCCAAGATCACCGCGCCGGATACCGACAAGAAGTTTGCCGATGCTGGCGTGTCACTGCAGGAGTCGATGAAGGCGTACATGAAGGCCGGTTACAACCCCGTCGAGGCCTTCATCGCGCTGACGGAAAAGCTCACCGCCAAGCAGGGCCCGGCGCAGGCGAAGAAGCTGGCGGATCTGAAAGCCAGGATCAAGAACAGCGGCGGCAACAAGCAGCAAGAGAACGAGGCGCTGGATGCCTACCTGAAAATGGCCGGTCTGGCCGACATTCTGACCGATCAGCAGGCACGCTCCGGCGCGCTGGCGCAGATCAAGTACGGTGGCCAGATCAAGAGCGACCAGGCCAAGATCCTGAGCACGGATGGCGGCAAGAAGCTGGAAGGTGACAAAGCCGCCCGCGACGACACTTCGAACAGCCGCTGGGAGGCGGTGGCGGCGGACTTTAACGCCAGCATGATCGCCGTCGGTGATGCCATCCGGCCGGTGACCAACGGTGCTGCCGATCTGGCGTCATCGCTTCTGCAGCTGGGTACCAGCTTTGCGCAAGGCCATCCGGAAGCATCGACGCTGGGGCTAGCCGCTGGCGTGGTGACGCTGGGCATTGCGGCCAAGCGCATTGTCGGTGGCGCCGTGCAGTGGGGTGCCGGCAAGGTACTGACCACGCTGGGTGGCAAGGTAGGGGCGGCGGCAGCAGGCAAGGGCGGTCTACCGGGTGTGCTGTCTGAGGTGCTGGGTGGTGGCAAGCCTGGCGCCGGCGTGCAGCAGGTATTCGTCACCAACATGCCGCGTGGCGGCCTGCCGGACTTGCCGGGAGCGCCAGACAGCAAAGGCAAACCGTCGGGCAAGCTGACGCGTGTCGGTGCCGCTGTGCGTAGTGCGCTGGGCGGGACGGTGACGGCAGGTCGTGCCGCCATGGCCGCACCGACGCTGGGTGCCGTAGCAACAGGCGGTGCCGCAACAGCGGCGGCCGCTACCGGCATGGTTGCCGCAGCGGGCGTGGCTGGCTACGGCGTCGGTACCGCGATCAATGCCGGCATTACGGCAGGGCTGACGGCGGCCAACGGTGGCCGCAAGCAGACCCTGGGCGGCTGGCTGTACGACAAGCTGCATGGTGACGAGGATGCCAAGCTGCTGGCGCCGACGGTCATCAAGCGCCCTGTTGCGGTTGGGGCGACAGCGAAGCCGGAAGCGGCAGCCAAAGCACCGACTGCCGTACCCGCGGCCAAGCCGGCGCCGGCCAAGGCGCCACCGCCGCCCGTCGTGCAGCACTTTACCTTCTCACCAAAAATCGACGTCAAGGTGCTGGGCGATGCCAAGAACCCGGCAGAGATCGCCGCGCAGCTGGCGCCGCACCTGAAGCGGCTGTTTGACCAATGGTCCGCCAAAGCCAAGACAAGTGGCAGCGGGATGTATGACCCGGTAGGGGGATGAAATGGAACTTGAAGCAGTGCTGCGGTTGGCCGTTGATGGCGCCAGCCGCGCCGCCGGCGTCGCCAATTTGCCGCGGGCGGTGGCCGATGTCACGTCGGCGGTGAAGAGTGCCACCGGCGCGGCGGTGCAGGTAGAAAAGGCCGCCGCGCTGTTGTCGGCTGGTGCACCACTGACCGGCGCCAGCAGCAGGACGGTGCAGCGTGCGGCCGGGTTGCTGACATTGGCTGCCAAGGACATGACCGGCTCCAGCAATAACCTGCTGCAGGCGGCGGGCAGTGCGCTGGCGGCAAGCAACAGCAAGCTGAAACAGGCGCTGGGCTACTCGCTTACCGCCTACGCGCGGCTGCCGAAAGATGCGCGCGCCCTCGCCATGCGCATGGGTGGTGGCAGCGTCTCGCTGGTGCAGTCATTCGGCGGGGCATTGGCGGCAGGGCTGGACATGAGTGGCGCACCGGCACGGGGCTACCTGCTGGAGTTGGCGCCGGAGCTGGGTGTGCCGTTCCGCTTTGCACTGGGACAGGCCGCGTTTGACACCCTGTCCCGTGCCACCCAGTTCAACATCGCCAGCCAGGAACGGCTGACGCGTCGCGCGGCAGAGCAGGCGGTAAGCAAGGGCGGTGACCGCATCACGCTGAAAGGGGCGATCTTCCTGGCGCAGCATGGCGCCGGACACATCGACCGCCTGCGCGAGCTGGGTGATGCCCTGCAGCCGCTCACACTGACCACGGGTTACGGTGAGCACCTGGGGCGCTGGTACCTGGCGCAATTGAACGAAGAACAGGCGTATCTGTTTGTCGACGGTGCGCCGCGCAAGCAGGCCTTCACGCTGGAGCTGTCTCGCTATGGCGAAGATTATCAGAACGTCTGACGGTGACTGCCTGGACAGTCTCTGCCACGCGCACTACGGCCATCTCAACGGTACTGTTGAGGCGGTGCTGGCTGCCAACGTGGATCTGGCCGGGCAGGCACAGCCGTATCCGCAGGGCATCTATATCGCCATGCCGGACATCGCCAGCGCCACAACTGAAACCGTCACGCTGTGGGAGTGATCCATGCGGCCAACCTTTCGTATCCTGGCCAATGGTCAGGACATTACCGCGACGCTGCAAGACCGCCTGATCTCGATCAGCATCACCGACAAGGCCGGGCTGGATTCCGACGAGCTGACCGTTACCCTTGACGACCGAAACGGCGCCGTCGGTCTGCCGCCGCGCGGCGCTATGCTTGATGTCAGCCTGGGTTATGTCGAAACCGGGCTGACTCGCATCGGGCAATACCGGGTGGACGAAGTCGAGTCCAGTGGCCCGCCGCAGATCATCGTGTTTCGTGGTCGGCCGGCGGACATGTCCGGCAAGATCAAGCAGCCGCGGCGCCACTCGTGGGAGGGCGCCACACTGGAGCAGGTCGTGAAGGACATTGCCGCCCGCAACAAGCTCAAGGCGGTGTGCAAGGTCAAGGCCACTGTTGCCCGGGCTGATCAGATGAACGAATCCGATCTGCACTTCATCACCCGCTTGGCTAGCCAGTACGACGCCACCGCGACGGTGAAGGGTGGCCAGATCCTGGTGCTGCCGCGTGGTGGCCAGACTGCCAGTGTCACCGGCAAGACGCTGCCCACGCTGGTGCTCCACCGCAAGGACATCAAGGGCTGGCATTTCAAGTCCAGTGATCGCAACGCCTCTGGCGGCGCCATCGTACGCCACCACGACAAAGCCACCGGCAAGACGCAATCGGTGCTGGTGCCCAATCCGGACAACCCGAGTGCGCCGCCGCGGGTGATTCGTCACACGGCGAGTAGCAAAGGCTCGGCGGCGGCGGCCGCCAAGGCCGCCAGCAACCGGGCGGCGCGCTCGGAAATAACCATGAGTATCACCATGGCCGGGCGGGCAGACATCGTGGCCGAGCGCAAACTGCGCACGCAGGGCATCAAGGACGGCGTCGACCACCTTTGGACCATCGACAGTGTGACGCACGAATTCAGCAGCGGCGGCTGGGAAACCAGCCTGGAACTGATCCTGAACAAGAAAGCCGAGCCGGCGAAGAAGGGGAAGAAGAAAGCAGGACAGAAAAAACCCAAGGCGCTGGTGGCATTGGCGCCGTGACTTGTTTCACTCCAGCCCCGCGATTTCGCGGGGTTCACTTTTTAGGGGGTTGTAATGCAGGAACATGAAAAAGGACTGTTGTGGTTGCTGTGCGTAGGGTCGCTGATCGGGCTGGGCAAGCTGCTGTCCAGCGATGAAGCCATCACCACGCGCCTGATCTTTGGCCGCGCCATTCTGGGTGCCGGTACCTCCACCATTGCAGGCGTAGCGTTGATGCAGTTTCCCGCACTACCGCTACCGGCGCTGGTGGGGATTGGCGCCGGGCTGGGCATTGTTGGTGCCCAGTACCTGGAAGCCTGGCTCAAGCGCCGCGCAGACAAGATTTCTGCCTGACCATTACCACCGACGACCACACCCGCCCATGAGGCGGGTTTTTTTATGGAAGGAGTCACATGGCTCGCATTTCGGAACAAGAGGCCGGTGGCCGCAATGTCCTGGCCTTTCTCGACATGATCGCCGTGTCCGAGCTGGGGCGTGGCCTGCTCACCACCAGCGATGACGGTTACAACGTCATCGTCGGGAGTACCGTAAAGGCACCGTTGCTGTTCAGCAGCTATAGCGATCACCCGCGGCGTGTCATTGATTTGCCGAAGCTGGGCATCAAGTCCAGCGCCGCCGGCCGTTACCAGATCCTGGCGCGCTATTACGACGCCTACCGCAAGCAGCTCGGGCTCAGCAACTTCGGCGCCATCAATCAGGACCGTATCGCGCTGCAGCTGATCCGCGAGTGCCGCGCTCTGGACGACATCCAGCGCGGCAACATCGCCACCGCCATCAGCAAGTGCCGCAGCCGCTGGGCATCGCTGCCGGGGGCCGGCTATGGCCAGAACGAGCACAGCGCCGAAGCACTACTGGCCGTGTATGCGACGGCAGGAGGTCGCTTGGCATGATCAATAGCAAACTCGCTCCCATCATCGTTGTGGTGGTGCTGCTCGGGCTGTCGCACGGCCTCGCGTACTGGTCTGGCCAGTCTGCCGAGCGACAAGACCAGCAGCTCGCCGCGGTCACTCGCGAGCGTGACGACAACGCCGCCATCAATGATTTGCAGCAGCAACTGCGCCGCGCCGAGTCCGCCGCAGCCGGCCAGCTGCTGGCCGCCGAAACCCGTTACCGTGAAGGATTGCTCAATGTACAAGCTGAAAAGAACCGCATTCTTGCTGACCATGTTGCTGGCCGTCAGCGCATGTCAGTCCCCATCAAAGCTGCCAGCGGCACAACTGCAAGCGCTGCGGCCAACCCTGCCGGCGGCGGATCCGATCAGGCGCAGCGAGCCGAACTTTCTAACGAGGCTGCAGAGTTTCTTGTCGGTCTCGCAAGCGAAGCCGACGCAGTAGTGGTGGAGCTGAAGCGGTGTGTTGATAGGGTAGACATCCTCTCCCGTTTGCTGTGGCCAGCATCGTAATTGGCTCAAACGAATTTCTCCCCGACTCCGCATGGTGCTGGGGGGAATTGTTGATTTTCTTCAACTGGCTACCAAGAGAATGTCGCCCAGCCTGTAGGCTTCTGTTTTTGTTTGTCATTAAAGTGTAGTTGGTGCTTTAGAGATTTTTATTGTCAAAAATAATTCCAGCGTACTCAGCAGCTTCAGCTAATTCTTCAGTGATTGTCGAGTTGTGATGAAGGATTGAGACTTCTATTGTGGTTCCGTTGTCGCGATAATCGTGAACTTTGATTTTCCCTTTGGAAATTTTTTGCAGATATTGATTGAATTTATGCAGTTCAATATTACTGCAGCTCGGGATGCTAATTTTTGTTAAGTAACGACTAGCGTCGTTTTCTGCATTTTTCCAGCTGGTAGAAATCATATCGCGACTGTATTGAGTTTTTAGAATGTCATTTTGTATTTGATCTAATTTCTCAAAGAGTAAGCTATTTATGTCTGGAAGTGTTGTTGATTCTTTTATTATGCGTGCATTGTGTGCTCGATATACAGGGTTGTCTGGTGTGCTTGCTTGCATTACTTCTTCAATTGCAGAAATAAGTCTGGGCTTAAGTTCGGTTATGCCATTCATGTCATTGTGGAAGAAGATTGTTCTTTCTTCGGAAATGTCAAATGGTAAATTTGTTCCAGCTTGAGCTAGTGAAATTACGGGTAGCCCAGTTGCGTGCCTAACTGCCAGTTCATACATTACATTTGGGTTTAATTCAGTTAGGTTGGCAATTACGAGTTCATCTTCTATGACGTGTTCTAGCACTTGCTTAGTGATTGAACCGGTAAGTGATATTTCATGAGCTACAAAAACTGAATATCCCATTTCTGTCAAAGTGGGTTTGATTACAGCGCTAACTAGTCCATCAGCGGCTCTTCTGGTCGCTGAGCCATCGTTTCCGATTGGCGTTATAACAAAGCAATTTTTTCTCTGCTCGCACTCTGTTTGTTTCTTTTCGTGCAGTTCGTTTTTTTTGATCATTTTTTCACTCATGTTGGTTTGGCTGAATGTAGTAACTGGGTGCTTTTCTGGCATGCAAGCATTGAAAGTTTTTTGGTTGGTGCATTTCTATTCGGCTAAGAAATACAATGTTGTCGTGAGGCCGTGGTTGCATACCATATTGCCTAGTGTACAAAATATAGTGTGATTTAACTGTGCGGATAAGCATATGGGCATTCATAACAGGGTGCACATGCACTCAGCCGGGTCGTTCACCAAGAAAACCTGTGCCACTTCTGGGTCCCTGCAACGTAGCCACTCTCCGTAAAGCTCCGGCGGAATAATCACCAGGCTGCGCTTTTCATCCTCCGGTTTGTGCATTCGCGTCATCAGCGGGTGTTCACCCATCGAAACGACACTGCAAGATGCTATCTGCGAGGTTTTTTGTGACAGCTCCGCCTTGCGCGTGCCTCTGCGGCCAACGTCGGTGTCACCTTCGTCACCCGCGCGGCCTCATTGGCCTTCATTGCCTTGACCGATGCCAGCAACTCGGCGCCCAGGTTGCGCTGTGTGTCGCGTGTGGCCAGATCCTTGTCGTTTTGCAT